AAGACATTAACCAGTACTTCTTAGATTATTTGTCTAATGAACAGATTCTTGGTTTGCAAGACGATGCAGAAAGAAGAAAAAGATTAAAAGACGGTTTAGAATTTAGAGCAAATCTTCAAGCTTTATCAGAGGCAACTGGTATTGCAGTAGGTGATCTCGGACAAGCTAGTGGTAGTGCAGCAAGTATTGCGGCCCAGTTAGAATTTGGTAGTACCGAAGTAATGAAGTTAGCTGGATTTGCTGGCAGCCAAGGTCTTACTGCTTTGCAAACATTACTAGAAACTGGTATGCTAGATCCAAATAATGAGCAAACTGGCTACATGGCTGCTATGATGCCAGTTACTACTCGGATGGCACAAGAGTTTAACCAAATAATGCGTGAAGGCGGCGACATAAGTCAAAAACAACAGCAAGAATTTAATGTAGTCATGCAGAAAGAATTACAAAACATGACTAGACAATATGGTAGGGTAGCTGATATAGCAGGCTTATCAGGCATATCCAGTCAAATAAGAGGTGCTAGCGGTGTAATCTTAGGACAAGATTTATCTGGTGCTTTCGCTGAACAAAATCAAGAAATGTCGGAGTTTGCTCAAGGCATAGGACAAGCTACAAGTGCCATTACTGTACTAAATCAAGCACAAGACGAGTATACTGATGCAACTCGGAATGCAAGATATGCTACTATAGGTTTGGTAGAAGGTTTTCAAACAGCATATTTAACACTTATGAGAGAAAGTTCAGAGTTTGTAGGCACAATTGCAGGCGGCATGGCCGGTTTACGTGATAAAGAAGTTGAGCAAAAATTAGACCAAACTTATGTTGCATTAGAAGATATTGCTACGGAGATGCAAAAAATAGAAAAGGAAGGCGGAGATACCAGTGCTCTAAAAGAAGAAGCAAAAAGAGTAGAAGAACTTCAACTATTACTCGAAAACACTTTAAAATACCGAAGCGGTGAGATTACTACACAAGAACTAGAAACATTATTTCAAGGCACTAGTTTTGATTCTCTCAATGCTGAAGAAATTGGTATTAGTTTAGAACGAAAAATTTTAGATATAAACATTGCGGAAATAGCAGGACGTCCTGCATCTGCAGAAGATTTTGTAGGATTCGGTTATACGCCGCCTGATGAAATGGATCAAAGTATACAATCAGAAGATCCAGCTTGGTATTTGGAGCTTTATAAAAGCTTCAGTAACTGGTTTAGAGGAGGCGTTAATAGTGCAGAGTTTGACATGAAAAATAGAGTTAATTCTAATACAGCTCAGCCAAATGACGATCAAGCATCGTTACAAAATATAAAACAACTTAATGAAAATATCGAAACTTTAATAGAAGTAGAAAAAGCCAATGGCGAAAGAATGGCAGAAATAAAACCAGCTTTATTAGATTTTGGTAATAAAACTGCTGGTGCTATGGGCAGTGCAGCATTTAGTTTAGCTGAACAAAGTAGAACTAACAATCTTTCTAGTTCTATTGCAAAGTCTACTGGTGTATTAACTAGTGCGTCGGCCTAGTGAATTGTGATTAACTCTTCAAGCTCTTCATCGTCTAGATCGTCTAAAGGTACAGATTCTAAATTTTCTTGATACATTTTTAAACTACGATCATATTGTTGATATGCTTCAATAAATGCACTGTTTGCATCTGCAATAAGAAAAATCTTTTCGTGATCTAACCTAATAGGTGATTCTATATCTACTGAAAACAACCAAGGAACCAAACTAACATTACCTGCTTCTGTTTCTACTAGAGCCACAGGCCGTAGTATTTCAACATATTCTGATTCATCATTGTGTAGTTCTGCAATTACTTCTTCACCAGTAATTAATTTAAATGTTTTTACTGCCATCTAAATTCTCTTTTTTTTCTAATTTTTTCTGTTTTTCGTATTGTTCAGTAGTAAGCATTGGACCAGCATTTTGCTGACTTATGTGAACAGGTTTGAGTTTTTTTGTTTTTGCTTCCATATATATACTTAGTACTTTAATTGTGCTGTTGTCATTTTATAGTATAAATATAACATATTAACGAGTAAAAATCAATGTCTTGGAAAAAATATTTTACACAATATGACGGACAAGTAAGTCCAATAAACGGTGGTACCGGTAGCGGTGGAGGTCCAGCTAGTGCAAACTACAATAGCTATCTGCCTGATGTCTACGTAGGTTCACCTAATCGTGTTGAAAGATACGGTCAATACAACACAATGGACATGGACAGCGAAGTAAATGCTGCACTTGATATCCTTGCAGAATTTTGTACTCAAAAGAATCGTCAAGGTAATCATTTTGATTTTGAATTCCATAAACCTGCTACTAGCGCAGAAATAAAAACACTTACAGAATATCTAAAACAGTGGTGTAAACTAAATGAGTTTGACACAAGAATGTTTAGAATATTCAGGAATACATTTAAATTCGGTGATGAAATTTTTATTCGAGATCCTGAAACAAAAAAACTTTTTCATGTTGATCCTGGCAAAGTTACTCGTATTATTGTAAATGAAAGCGAAGGTAAAATACCTGAGCAATATGTAGTAAGAGATATAAATTTTAATTTTAGAGAGTCTGTAGCAACTACACCAATAGAAACAAATGGTAATATTCAAAGCGCAGGCGTAGGTTACCTCACTGGTGGTGCAAGAGGTATGGTAGGTAATGCACCTCAGCAATCAGGTTCAAGATTTTATACTGAACAACAAGAAACATCAGTAGATGCAGAGCACATTTTACATCTAAGTTTAAGTGAAGGATTAGACAATAACTATCCTTTTGGTAACTCACTGCTTGAAACTGTGTTTAAAGTTTACAAACAAAAAGAATTACTAGAAGACGCAATAATAATCTACCGTGTACAAAGAGCTCCTGAACGTAGAGTATTTTATGTAGACGTAGGTAATATGCCTGCTCACCTTGCTATGAACTTTGTAGAACGTGTAAAAACAGAAATACATCAACGTCGTATTCCGAGTGCTACAGGTGGTGGCACAAATGTTATAGATTCGAGTTACAACCCATTAAGTATTAATGAAGACTACTTCTTTCCTCAAACAGCTGAAGGTAGAGGATCAAAAGTTGAAACCCTTCCAGGTGGTACTAACCTAGGCGAAATCGACGATCTACGCTATTTTACAAACAAACTTGTTAGAGGCTTACGCATTCCTTCAAGTTATCTTCCTACTGGCGCAGATGACGGCGCAAACAATTTCCAAGATGGTAGAGTTGGAACTGCATACATTCAAGAACTAAGATTTAACACCTATTGCGAACGGCTTCAAGGACTACTGATCGAGACGTTTAGTAATGAATTTAAAAGATATATTTTGACAAAAGGTGTAGAAATTGACACTGAAATGTTTGACTTAAATTTTGTAAAACCGCAAAACTTTGCAAGCTATAGACAAGCTGAACTTGACAATGCAAGAGTGCCTACCTTTGGACAAATGGCTGCACTACCTTACATTTCTAATAGATTTGCACTGAAAAGATTCTTAGGATTGTCAGACGAAGAAATTACCGAAAACGAAACTCTATGGTTAGAAGAGAACGATGAAGATACCGCAGGTGGAGATCTTGATCCTAGTGCAGAAATGAGAGCTGTAGGAGTCAGCGGAGCAGGCATAGCAGGCGGTTTAGGAGCAGCTGATCAAGAGTTAACTGACACTGATGCTATTATAGGTACCGAAGCTACGCCGCCTGATACAGCTACTGATACTGGGCTAGGCGGCGGAGCAACACCCGGCGCTGCTCCCGGAGGCGCAGGAACCATTTAGTAAATATTTTTGAGAAAGCTAAATAATATTATGATATTGCGTGAACTTTATTATTTTGACGAAAAAAATCCAGGCGAATGGAAAGATCTTCCGTTATCATCAGAGTCTGACGACGATCGTAAAGCTAGTGATACTCGCAAACCATCACTTACACTAGGTGATTTAAGACGTGCTAATGAAATAGCAGAACGACACAGAGAATCTAAAGAAGAAGATTTAGTTAACATTAGAAAAATTTACAAAGCACCTGCTGATACTTCTGCTCTATAATAATGCCTAAAATTGATAAAAATTTATATTCTAAAGAAGAATTTAGAAAATTAAAATCTGTAGAACAAGCTGAAAAATTAGATAAAAGAATTAAGAAAAAATTAACAAAAAATCAAAAAGTTAGTTTGAAAAAATTTGTTACTACGCCTAAAACCAGTACAGCATTTGTTGTTGGCAATGGAACTAGTAGAAAAGATATAAACATAGAAAAATTAAAAATTTACGGCACTTTGTATGGTTGTAATGCATTATACAGAGAATGTAAACCTGATTACCTAATTGCAGTTGATACAAAAATGATTCTAGAAATCAACGAGCAAGGGTATCAAAAAACAAATCCAGTTTGGACAAATTATAATAGAGCATATGAAAGATTAAAAGATTTTAATTTTTTTAAACCAAGTAAAGGTTGGAGTAGTGGACCTACTGCTCTTTGGTTTGCTGCACAACAAGGCTTTAAAACAATATATATTTTGGGTTTTGATTATAAAGGCTTAGACTCAGGTAAAAAATTTAATAATATGTATGCAGATACAAAAAACTACAAAAGATCTTCAGACGGTGCTACTTTTTACGGAAACTGGTTAAGGCAAACGCAGCAAGTAATCGAAGGTCATCCTAATATAAACTTTGTTAGAGTAATAGAATTCAACACATATCAGCCTGTTGAATTAAAAGATTATAAGAATTTAAGTGTTATGCAAAAAGAACAATTTTGCCATATACATAACTTATAAAAAATATACCAAAAAAGTACCCATTTATACTACTTTTATTCAAATATACGTAAATAATATGACAGTTTATACTAGCTTCATATA